TCCAATCATCACTTTGGATCATGTTGAATGTTCGGCTAGAAAGTATTTTAGGCGTTTTACCATAAGATGAAGAACCAACTATATCTAACGGGAAATATTGTGATTCACTGTTCTGCATCATTATTATCGCCTCCAACCCTTTCCAATATTGGCGTCATAGTAACAATCATTAGTTGTATTTCTATTAAAGAAATTAACTCTTGTTTCTGTAAGGTCCATTGGGGAAACATCTGTCATTTTACTCTCATAAATTTCAAGCCGTTTTTTAGAATCAGAGGAAAACGTAAGATCATAAAATTCACAAATATACTGAGCTAACAAGTACCTAAGGTACTCAATGTAGAATTTATCTAGGGTTAACTCTAGGTCCTGGTCAATAGTTACTGAACCTAGATTGAACTTACCATATATTTTAAAGTCATAGACTCTATCAGGAATAGGGTACATGAATATATTAGCACCGCCCCTTTCCCTTTCAACGTGATAAGTAGATGGAAGGCTATATACATTATTTGCTCTACCACTACCCAAATACATTCCACGAGTCATTGCCTGCATTGAAAATCTTACTTCACCAAAATTAAACGTGAGGGTAGATACTTCTATTAATCCATCAATGAAGTACTTTTCTTCTTGAGAAATAGTTGGGAAATCGAAATCTGTAAAATAAGGAATTTTCCTTTCATCTACTGATTTAAATGCAAGAATAGAATTAAGTAGATCTAATCCATCTTCCTCTTGATCACCAGAAAGTGTCTGCAAACCTCTAGAAGTGATACCGCTAAGATAGAAACTATCTATTATCAATTGTCTAACAGTTTTAGCCATATCAGACTCCAAAAGATTTCGGCTGCTTATTATTAGCAGCCGAATCTAATACGTGATTTTTAATAGACTATTATTTAAGCGGGAATATCAATCGCATAGAATTTTCTGCGATTAAAGTTGAAGCCCATACACAGTCCCTAATATAACCACGAGTATTATCTGTCAAACCATTACCCCAATAATGTCTAAGTGACATACCGGAATCAGGATCTGTAATGGAAACAGTATTATATGGATCTTTGTTTGGAAGCTTTGGGAACGCGCAATACAAAGGTCTTCCGGACATTATAATACCAGCTCTATGAGACGGAGGAGATGTTGCCTGAGATTGTCCGGAAACAAGCGGAGAACTTAAGTTTTGATCAAGTCCAGGAGCAGCCAGCAATGCAGGCGTAATATTCATGGTAATAGAACCTGCTACTGCAGCAGCATCCTGCGTCGCTCTAAATTGAACTGGCTGACCAGAAACATTACGTCCGGTGAAAGTTCTGAACCGCAAATTTGGCTGACCAGGAACATTGTCACTAAATTGAAAAAGATCTCCAGCTTTAACAGCATTAACATCATTACCAAGCGAAGTACTAAATGTTATTTGGTCACCTGCAGGGTTAATACTCACAAATGTCAAAACATCCCCAGAATTACCAACATCACCAGAAAAGTGAATTGGTAATAAGTTGCTTTCATAGGCGTCACATCCAGAAAATGAAGCAACTTGCCATGTTTTTGCTTCCTCATCATTTCTCTTAAGAGCAAACTGATTGAGGCCGCTAGAAACAATAGCTGGTATCTCAGTTACTGGCAAAACCATTTGAAAGCTATCTTTGGCAGCACTGAAATCCCTAAAGTTAGCTAGCGCCTGAGCAAGCTGATCATATGAGCTAATACTTCCAATACCATCGCCAAAAAATCTATAAGGTCCGGATTCAGGATTTATATTTGTACCGAATGCAGGGTTTTGAGTATCAAGAACAACAACACCACTAGTAAAGTTAAGAAGAAGATCTTTTTCTATTGCGTCAGATAGTTCTCTAGATTTTGATTTGCCTATCCTATCCATATAATCATGCATGTTAAACATGAACTCTTGGTCAGAATAAGCACAATTAACGTTAGCAGCCTGAGTCGCTTTAAGACTGGCTATTCTTTGAACAGTGGGGGTAAAGGTAGGAACAGAAAGCCCATAAGTTACAATGGAGCGCGGAGTCAAATCGAAATTTACCGTATCTCCGAGGTTTCCTTCAATCTCATTGAATCTATTGAACTTTTTATTAGCGATATATATTGCTACGTTAGAATTCATCATCCAAGCCATATCAGCTTTAGCACGAAGCCTAACATTTGTAAGTAAATTTGCTGGGGCAGCCATTCGTCACCTCATTAATATAATTAACAATGACAATGGCTGAAATTTTATAGAGCAAACTACCTGAAAATTTTCATGTAATCTGCTACTGACTTTTCGCCATCGTCTAACTGGGTTGGCGAGGATTTCAAATGTCTCATCGGTTCATCTAATACTTGATTCTGAGCCTGCTGGTTATTCTTTATGGAGGCAGAGATCTTTTTGATCTCAGCAAAAGCAGCATCTCTATCAAATGACGATAGAGTCTTTATAGAAGCGAGCTTTATAGGGTTCTTAGCAAGTTCATACATAATATCGTCGGTGTTATCTACAGAATTAGCCAATTCAACTACTTCTGGTATCTTAGAAAATGGCAATTTACCCACCACCGTTTCGAAATCTTCGTATTTCTCCTGGCCAGATTGCAGCTTGTGAAAAAACTCTGAAGCTACTCTTTCCCCTTCTTTGATACGCGCTTCTTGATACGCTTTTTGCCTAAAAGAATCTTGTTGCTTTTGTGTCTCATCAGCGACCATCTGCCTGATATCATCATATCGAGGCGTCATACCACCAAACCCTTGAGTAACATTAACATTATGATCAACTGGCTGATTAACAGGGCGACTTGCCTGCATCTCTGCTAGGGCATCTCTCCTTGCCTTATCTGCTGCATTGACCTTTACCTGCTTTACAATCCTGTCTACTTCGGACTGAGAAAGCATCTTTTCAGCAGCCGGTGCCGACTCTTGTGTTTCATCGACATCAAGTAACATATTTTCTTGAGACATAAGTTCCTCCATTGATTATTAAATCCCCATCACGGTGACGCCTTGTTACGAACAAGTTACGGCCATTTCACCTCATGGCTGAGTTTTGTCATGAACAAAAGCTCATAACTATTAACCTTGGATCGTCCAAGTACCGGATATTTTACCTCATAACTGAGTAATGCGGATTAAAAAAACCGCACATGCCATAAGTTAAAATCTATAAGTAACAATTTAGATTTATAAGAGACATGTTTCACGTGAAACTTATACGCTCATGATGTTTTGTGGTCAAATATTTTGTGCGAGTGCTAAGGAGAAAGGATTAATAGCGAAAATATGATAAACTTAAATAACAGAATAAAATGCACACTATGACGCACCTGCACACGCTATGGCGCATCATCGCAAATCATATTCAATTCTTATTGGATCTAATTTTGAGGATATTGATTAATGACAGAAGAAAGGAGGTTCTACAGGGCAAGCGAGATAGCTGACATGCTATATCCAGACTTCACAGAAGACCAGCTAAAGTGGTGGCTAAGGGAAAGAAACAAGAATGGGTTAGACACGTGCGTGATAAAAATAGGTAAAATTTTAAGAATAGACTTAGATAGATTTTCTATTTGGCTTGAATCAAGGTTCAGTGATTATGGATCTGGAATAAATAAATAGCTACTCAATCTGCTTACGTATATAGTGAAGTTTACTATAGTATTCTAACATTGATTCATTAGAAATTACGCGACTTCCTCTCTCATCATGCTTCAAGCCTATTCTTGCTTTTTTCCATGGGTCCTCAATCATTGAAAGGTCACTCAACCATTCTTCCATCTTGCATCCATATAAAAAAGCAATCCTACAAGTTAAACGCTTTTCTGAATCAGAAAGAAGTTTATGATCACCATAAACTGACAACATCATCTCACGAAAGTCATGTTTAGGATAAAATTTCGAGATTACAGGTCCGGTTTCCCATGCATAAATTTTATTTTGGAATAACTCTTTTTCTAGTGAAACCAGACTCCAAGATTGCGCATAATATAAAAGAGTATGTAGTTTTATAAGACGCATTGAGAATCCATTCAGCAATAAATAACAAGCAACATCACCAGCTCCTACAGTCATTATAGCTCCAAAAAAAGCCATTGGGTTAGGCAGACAATCTATGATCTTAAATGTGCTTACTTGCAAGGGATCCATGAGGGATATACTAAATTGTAAGCCGCATAGGGATACGGTATACAACGTCAAACAAGCGCTTAAAGTTGGTATCTAAAAATTCATTAAAGCATCCTGGCATTGGGAACAGGAGTAACCAACACCAGAGATACCTTAAACTTGAACACGATAGAAGATAATATAATACCATAACCATGCTAAAACCCAAGTTTTTTTAAGTCTTCTTTTTTAATTACTGTAATGGTGATTTTATGGATATCCTCCACTTGCTTTCTTTTTATTGTGTATATATGAGTCTCTACGCCCTTCACATCGACTTCCTGCCATTCACCTGAAGTATAGTGGACACTAAAGTCAGAGAAGTATCTGACGCCTCCAGGGAGGTCCCACCCCCTTTGTCGAGAAAAACAAAAAACTATACCTGCATTTTTTAATAAGCAAAGATAGTCATAATATCTAGCTTCAAGAGAAGATGAGAATTTAAATCCTCCGCGAGAAGTTTTTGTATTTCCGTACTTATTATTTCTTTCTATTTTAGCTCTCATTATTTCGGCACTCTATCGACTAGCTTTATTCCCATACTTTTCTCCAATTTCCTTAAAAAGGGGATATCTGACTTTTTTGGTATCTGACCAGGCTTCATCAATCTAACGATATCATTTCTAGCCTTTCTCAAAGCCTCTTTAGACTTTATAGCTTTTCTAACTTCATGCGCTACGCTGGACTCTACTCTTGAAATATACCCCAATATTCTCCTCTGAATAGAATCAAAAATAACAAATTCCCTCTTTACATGAGAAACGAACATCTTCGCCTTTTTTGACGGGGAAGTATTATCTAATTTCAACATACAGGCCTCCTTGGTTATGTTCAATATGTGAACAATCAATTTTAAAGTGGTTTTTAATCTATTTAACAAACAACTACAGCATTCTCGTGGGGTAGCATTGGTTTAGGTATATTGGAAAGAATTAAGCGGCATTACTGACATTTAAAGATAGGATGCCATAACCATTTAGGGATCAACATGTAACTTTTGATTTTTACGATATCCCCATGGGGTTGTCCAACGCTGTTTAGAAATGAGCTTCATGCATATGTTTACTGCATGCTTGAATGTTTTATCTCCCCGATTATCCACATAGAAACACACTTCGTCCAGAAGATCGCACCGGCTTGAAACCTGCAAAGAATTGTTGGCTATGGTGTTGGTAAGCGAGGAAAAGATATAGCTACGTTTGATCGGTTCAGGAACCTGAAGTTCAAAAACGTCAGTATTGTTATTATTGTAATTAATATTATTATATTTAAAGGAGTGGTTTACGTTTTCGATACAGTTATGCCACATTTTAACAGTTATCAATATGTTATCCACAGTTTGCCCACAAGTTATCCACAGGTTATCCACAGGCTTTGAAATTAGGTTTGGAGAATATCCTTGATCGGATCGATTAAATTTTTCTACCAATAATGAATCTAATGAGAATGAGCTTGATTCTTTTTTTGATTTCTTGTTTCTGCTTGTTATTTTAGCCTTCTTTCGGCATTTCCTTATGTTCGCAGGCAGATCTTCTGAGGTTTTCATGTGGGATATAAGAAGCTTCATATAAGCGCCGAGCGTCTGGTCGCTCATTCCTTCTATGTCTTTACAAAACACATCCATGTCCATAATAAACTTCATAAGAAGTATCCATTTAAATTTTGTAGATTAACAATCTCTCCGGAAAAACCGGTAAACCTGGCAAGCGCTAAATGTAATTTCCACAAAAAAATATTATGTAGGGAGTTGACGCCATACTATAGATTATTCTAGAATAATTAAGAATAACTG